GCTTCGGAACTCAAGAAAAGTATTCCGGAAACCTCCAGGGTGTTGAGAAACGGCGGCATGGCGCTGATATACATCTATGGTGATACCCAATACGCTGACGGCAGAAAAGAGACGGTCATCACTTTGGACGATTATACTTCGTTATTGCAGGATAGCGGCTATGAGCTGGTTGATTTCTACTCGGAAAACGAAGACGAATATGATGAGTTTGGCGAGAAACATCTGATATTCGTAGCCTTGGTGAAAAAGAAATGAGCAATTCTACTTGGGAAAAGAAAGCTGGGCGCTGGATATGCCAGGCACGCGAGTGTGAACATTGGACAGAAAACGGCTGTAGACTTGGCAAGATTTCTTTGACCTGTGACGATGATGACTGCGATTGGAACCGGCATGGCTATTGCGGATGTATGGATGTCCATCTTGATGCCGATGGTAAATGTTTGGGGAGGAAACCGAAAGCATGAACCTGTATAAAGCAACTCAAGAATGGAGGGAAACACAGCGCCATGCTATGGCGTTGTTAAAACAAAGAAGCAATAGTAAAAAACCAGAGCTATCTGACCTCGTACGGCGGGTAGCCTCCCGCGAGAAAGAGCGCATACTGCGGGCGGCTGGGAAAGACCCAGGCGGCTTCCGCGACTGGCTGGAAGATTTCTACCGGGACTTCCCCGAATACATCCGGCGACAGTTGGAGCCGGTGCTGGGGGACGGGGCCGGGGAGTTCACCGAGCGGTATGTCGAGCAGTCCCGGCGGGAGCTTGAGGGGCTGGGGGTGGAGGACATGGAAGCGGCGCTGACAGGCTGGGAAGAAAGGCGCAGCGAAGAAAATTAAAAAAACCCACGGCCCGGTGGCGGATGCTGCGAGGGTGGCTGGGTGGGGAAAGATAACTATCGTAATTCAAGGAGGCTGAAAATGATTAATCCTGCTGATATCAAACGCGTCAAGGTCCTCATCCCCATACTGGAGAAACTTAGTGTTCCCCGAAACCTAACCAGGCCGATAGAGAGCTGGGCGGACGGTGGCGGCAAATCGCCCTCCACCCGCACCCGAAAAAAGTAAAGCATAGTTCTTTTTGGGAAATAACGGCCCTCCTTATGGAGGGCTTTTTTATTGGAGAACGAAAGACCGGAGGTGGCTGATATGACTACGCCCAAAACCGAAGAAGATGAAATCGAAGAAGGAGAAACCAGAGAAAAATATCAATGCGAATGTATTGATTGCGGCTATACGTTTGAAAGCGACGAGCATTGCCGCGATGTAAAATGCCCGGAATGCGGGGGAGACTGCCGGAGGGTGGAGCGACCCGGCCCCGGTCAACGTTCTAATATTACAACTCAGGATGTGAGTAGTATGACTGGCGAGCGCGAGCTCAGGATGTTCGGACTGGACACCCTGGAGATACGTGCCGGGACCGACAACGAGGACGAGCGGTGGCTCACCGGTCACGGCGTCGTCTACGACGTGTGGAGTGAAGACCTCGGCGGCTTCACGGAGCTGTTCGAGCAGGGGACGTTCACGGACTCCATCAAGCGCGACGATATACGGTCGCTGAGGGACCATAACTCCACCTATATCCTCGGACGGAAGAAAGCCGGGACGCTGCTGCTGGAAGAGGACAAGCACGGGGTGCGCTTCGATGTGCTGATGGCGGACACCAGCTACGGTAACGACCTGGTGGTAAGCGTGGAACGGGGTGACGTTACCGGCTGCTCCATCATCTTCTCCGTCGATAAGAAGGGCGAGCGGTGGTTCGTGGATGGTGAAGAGGTGGATTTCATAGACGCTCTCATGGCGATGTGGGACGAGAAAAAGCACAAGGTGCAGCGGAGCATCAGCAAAGCCAAACTATATGATATTGGCCCAGTCACCTTCCCTGCCTACCCGCAGACGGATGTCAAGGCTAGGAGCCTGGTGGTGACGGGCATCGATTACCGAACGCTAGGCGCTGCACTGAGCAAGACACAGCAGGGACTGGCGCTGGATGAAAAAGAAAACAAGCTGCTGGCGAAAGCCGGCGAAATGATACGGCGTAACGTGCCGGCAGAGCCGGTACCGGAACCGGACGGAGCGGAGGCCTGTGACGGGGTTGCCGCGCGCCTGGAGAGATACCGGGAGGTGCTGAGATTCGGGACGCCGAAAATCAAACCCAAAAACTAATAAACGAGGTGAAATTATGAGTGAAATGCTGAAAGTTCTTGAGTTTAACAAAAGACTCAAGGCACTTAAAAACGAGGGCAACGAAATCCTGACCAGATGCGCTGAGGAAGAGCGCGAACGAACTGAAGAGGAAGAGCGCCAGTTCGGGCAAATCAATGCCGAAATGGACAGGCTGGAGTCCCGGCGGGAAGAATTCTGCAGGTTGAACCGTATCTCCGATGAAGAGTTGCGGGAGTATACGGCGCAGCGTATGGAGCCGAACAACAACCCGGCAGAAGAGGAGCGGATTTATCCGAGTTTCGGGCAACAGCTTCTTGATGTGGCTCTGGCTGCCAGCCCCGAGGGTACTATTGACCGTAATCTCATCCAGAAACGCTCTATCTCTGGTATGTCCGTGGCTGTACCTTCGGACGGCGGGTTCCTAGTGCAAAAGGATTTTACCACCGAGTTGATGAGGCTGACCCATGAGACCGGGCAGCTGGCCAAGATGTGCGGAGAGATAGAGGTTTCGGAGAACTCCGACGGAGTGGTAATCCCCTACATCGATGAGACCAGCCGAGCTAACGGCAGCCGCTGGGGAGGCGTAAGGGTCTATCGCCGCGCCGAAGGCGACACGGTGACGGCTACCAAGCCGAAGTTCGGCGAATGGAAATGCGATGTGGAGGATATGATGGGGTTGTGCTATGTCACCAATCGCCTGCTCAAGGATGCCAGGGCGCTGGAAGGTTATGTTAAAGAAGCCTTTGCTGAGGAATTCGGTTTCAAGCTGGATGATGAGATTATTCGCGGTACCGGCGCCGGGCAATGCCTGGGCATACTCAATGCCGGCTGCAAGGTGCGGGTAAGCAAAGAAACCGGGCAGGTCGCGGACACTATTATCCAGGAAAATATCTCAAATATATGGGCGCAGTGCTATGGACGGAGCCGCCCCAATGCCGTCTGGCTCATCAACCAGGAGATCGAGCCGCAACTGGACAAGCTGAGTGTCACCGACGGTGTCAGCAGCACACCGGTCTACATGCCGCCCGGCGGTATCGCCGATACCCCTTACGGTCGCATGAAGGGGCGCCCCGTAATGCCCATCGAGCAGTGCTCGGCGCTGGGGGACGAAGGGGACATCATCCTGGCCGACCTCAAACAATACAAGCTGGTGAAGAAGGGCTCCCTGGAATCAGCCGCCAGTATCCATGTCCGCTTCCAGTACGATGAAATGTGCTTTCGCTTCATCATGCGCATCAACGGGCAGCCGAAATGGAAGAGCGCCCTGACCCCTTACAAGGGTGCCAATGATCTCAGTCCGTTCGTGACGCTTCAGGAGCGCGCGTAAGCCGATGAAGCGGTCCGAGGGCGATAAATAAATCATAGTGAGGTATAAAATGAGACTTTGCGAAACAGTTAAAAAGATACCGGTTATTGAGCCGCAGGACCATGCTGCGGGGGTAACGGGCGAATCCATCTGCATGAAAGATGCAGCCCACCTGACTCTTACATTTCTCTTCGGAGAGCTTACCGGCGATGCTACGCTTATTATTTACGAGGGCGCCACGGACGGAGCGGAAACCTCGGCACTGACCTTCAGCTACCGGTATACAGGCGCTGACCTCAAGAACGATGAGGCAGACACTCTCGGCAGCGAAAGCACATCAGCTGAGCTTGACCTGACCGCAGCTACCTTTGAGGATAGGATGCTCGTCGTCGAGATAGATGCCAACGAGCTGACCGACGGCTACGATTGGGTGACGCCGGTAATCAGTTCCGATGCCACGGAGGAGTTTGTATCCTGCGAAGCTGAGCTTTCCGGACTGCGCTATGCTGAGGATGTCCCACCCACGGCAATATCCTGAAAACAGAGCCTTGGCGGCTGGGCTTTATCAACCGCCAACCAAATAGCCAAAGGAGGCGGAGAATGAAAAAGAAATACGCAGTTACGGCTTTACTGACGATAATGTTGCTATTTGCCCTGAGCTTTACATTCGGGGCTGGTTGTCAGCCAGCAGAGCAGCCGTCAATACCGGCAGTCCAGCCTTCTCAGCCATCAGATTTGCCAGCTGAGACACCAGGCGCAGTTACTTTGGTCAGATCTAAATGGTCTGGCGGCGATATCTATTATACCCAACGGGATGGCACTACCATAACCAAATGGGATGGCACCAATGGAGATTTTGAAATCGCCGATGCTACCATCACTGGTGGCACAGCCACGGCATTGACGGTTACCACGCTAACGGCACCAACAATAACAGGCACTACAGATTTGGGTGATTTGGTATCCGACAACGTGGCGATTACCGGGGGTTCAATTTCAGGAGCAACGCTAACGATTGCTTCAGTATCAAACAACGGGACAATCACTTTGCCGGCTGATACATCCGATACGTTGGTTGGGAAGGCTACTACAGATACTCTTACAAACAAGAGCCTGACCAGCCCAACGATAACGGGCACAATGGTTAATGCCAATGTGGCCATGGGGACGGATAACATCTCGGCCAGTGAAGGCTCGGTACAGGTGACGCACGGGCTATCAGGAACTCCGACGATAATCATCTGCACCTATGCTGGAGACCCTGGAAGTGCCTATCCGTTATATACTGGCGGGGCTGATGGAACTAACTTTACCATCTATTCGACATCCAATATCACCAACAATACGGCGATTGACTGGGTGGCCTGGATAGCTGGTGAATAGTGGTTCTGTGAGGAATAACGATAACGGGGGCAGAGTTATTCTCTGCCCCTTAGCTATTGGAGGTGAAGTATGGCTGCCGGAAGTATGACTCTAACAGAAGTTGTCTATGGCACGGTAAAAAAGATAAAGGCGGAATGGACAGCTGGCACCGGGGATGATGCTGGTGCCGTATCAGATGAGACTACTGAAGTCTATGATGGACGGATTATCGGGGTAGCGACTGTTCCAGGCACCGGCGACGACCAGCCGGATGATAACTATGGCGTCACGGTTAAAGATTCCGATTCGGTAGATTTGCTTCTCGGCAACGGTGCCAACCGCGATGAAGCCAATACCGAATATATCGCTGAAGCATCATGCGCCGGAGTGGCAAGAAGTAAGCTCACTATAGGAGTGGAGAATGCAGGAGCAGGGGAAAAGGGAACCATTTATGTTTATATCAGGTGATAAGCCGATATTAAA